GGATCACCTCCAATCTTGAGTTAGAGTGTCGTCTGGCTCGTCAAATGGTTCATCTTCCCACCAAATCCAGCACATTACCGTCTCCTGAATCTTCTCCTCGACCGAGGATTATCGGGTACGTCAAAAGGTTGCCGCAGGAGGCTTGAATTTAGCTCCTACGGACTCCTTTACTCCAATGGGTTTATCTGGCTGTGTCTTAATTACGGTCTTAACAGGCACCTTAACGGGCTTCTCGTACAGGGCCAAGCCAATAATAGCTATAAGTATGAGGGAAATGTAGTATTTCATAATAGGAGGGGCGTCCCTGCCCCAACTCACTCCGTTGATTCTGCTGGATTGGAGGGATTATGGGGCGTTGTGGTTGCTCTGATTATGTAACCACCACCCCACAATCTCTCTGTATCGTAACGAAATTCATTATAGGAGTCTTTATACTTTGACATATAGCTACTTCCGTCCTTAACGAGCTTCATGTGTGGGATTGAGTGCCCATTTCGGCCATTTACAATGCAGAAACCTTGCAGTAGTGCAGATGCGTGGGCATCTCGGTCAGGTACGGTGTAAACTTCTAAGGCTCTGAAGTGTTCAGCAGTTTGTTCCCATCCATCAGGTAGCTCGCGGGGGTTAATCCAGCCCTTCGTTGGCCACCAGTCTTCTTTCCTGCCCGCAGTCTGATGGACGGTGTGCTTGAACTTCTCGTATTGTGCGTTCTTTCCTTCGGGGCCGTCATGGTCAGGAAGCATGCCACGTTCAATCATCTCGTACATTGAGTCGATTACGCTCGATCCACCCCACTGCCTTCCCCCTGTAATTCTGGTGTAGAGAGCCAACGGAGAAAACCAAACATCATAGTCCATCCCACCTAGCTGCTTGTTGTACGCGCACATAAACGCCTGATGTGCAGCATGGCAGACACATTCATGGGAATTCCCTTGGTGGGTGAAGCGACCAGAGAAATCCTCAGCGGAACTCTTATGCTTTTCGTGTTCGTTGATCCGGTCGTCCCATTCACTTCTCTCAATCAGGAACTTATCTGGGAAAGGTTTAGCACCTGCGTACTCCATCTCCCTGATTGTGGGGTCAGCAACCAGCCCATCAAACTTAAAGCGAACGTCAATTAGTTTTGGGTCTATCACTGCACGGCCTCCAAGATACCTTCAAAGGTAGAGGGGAGAGGTTGGGAACTAATTACTTTCCCAGAAGAAAGGACGACAAGAGAGGGAAGGTTAGTGGCTGTGCTGAGAGCAGCCTCCACCTGCGTAGGCACTTCCCCCTCTCCCGTGGTTACGTCCTTGTCGAGAACTCTCGTTTGTAGTCCTTCGGATGAAAGGACTTTTAAAGCACCCGTCACGTAAGGCTCGGGAACACTTTCAGATGATTCATACACTACGACCACCATGTCGGGGGAAGGGGTAGATACCCCCAACACAGCGATCAGTAGCGCGACAACAACGAGCGTATTAAGTAGTTTTCTCATAATCTCCCGTGGTAGCAACCCGCCCCACCTCAGAAAGTGTCATATCGTCCAGTTTGTCTCTTTCCACCCCGCATTTAGCCAATAAGTTCTGGGTTTCGATCAACGATTCGTACAAATTAGCTCGGTCGCTTGGCGTGGCAGAGGTGGAGGACCGGACACGGTTGGTCCATGACCACAAAAACCCCAGGGAATCCTTGTTAATTATCACTAAGGCAATTAACCCACCAAGAATAACCCATACTTTATTTTCTTGAATTAGCTCAATCATAATGTCCCTCCAGCGTCTATCACTCGCTGTTTGTATTGTTTAAGGCGTTCCTGGTAATCGTCCAGTGAAAACTTGACTGCTGTTCGTCTAAGTAACTTGAGTTCGTCATACACATCTTTACCATAATTCTCGTACATCCACGGTACATATTCTTCGTATGCACCGTGTTTGTGGCAATTGCAAACAAAACACTGTGGGTGTATTCCACGTTCATCGAAAAGGATTCCATTAGTCCTTCCCGAGACTGCATGACCTGCTTGCATCTGCTTCCACGGCTTCTTCACATTGCATGTCACGCACTGGCACATGCCGTTTCTGTCTGCCTTCTCCATCCGAATCGCTCGGCTCAGCATCGCTGAGCATTTGTTTCTCAGAGCGGATTTCGTAGGTTGCCCCCTTTTCTTTGATTTCGATTTGCGCGTACTGGATGATTTTTTCAAGGTCTTGCGGGTCGCCGAGAACCGCGTAGCGGCAGGCATACTTAATAATACAGCCGACGATGTGCTGAAACCCATTAGTACGTATAAACCATAGAGGCTGCACTGGTAGGCGTTTATAATGGTCTCCCCCAACCTGTTCATTAAAACCATTCATAGCATCCTTTCTTTCTAAGACAGTCGTTCCGCGACTGAAACGAAATAGCTTTTCCCCTCTATGATCGGGATGTTTACATGAAGAAAGTCACCCGTAGAAGTAATAAGCTGTAGTCCGTATCCATGCGACCAGTTTGACACATTCTGGTGCATCCATAAAGGCTGCAGGCCACATAAACACCCAGGACTCCATGCACCTATGATTCCTTGAGAGACAGTCCTGATAGTAAAGCTATCACAACGGTGAGTATGGCCATAGCAGACATTTCCGTTGAACCTTTCAACGTGAATTTTTGCGGCATTTATGGAGGCAGAGACCCCGTGAGTGAAGTGACATTTACCTAGCTTGATGGTCGCTGGCACTCCTAGGCCGTGATAGAACTTTCCCTGTCGATAGAGTGGTATCTTTCTTTTATCTAGGCACAGCACTTGCTCCACCGCGTAAAGCTGGCGAAGGTGTTCCGCTTCTCTTTTGATATCTGGCGCACCAGACCGCATCGCAGAAGTAATACAATACTTTTCGATCCTTCTTTCGTGATTACCTTCCAGGTAGTGAAATTCTGCATTAGGGCAGATTTCTTGTAATTCATCCAAGAATGTATTGGTCGCTGCGCAATCATCCTCGTATGAATAGGTAGCCTCGGAGGTGTAGCCCATTGTGTGGTGTTGGGCGAGAAACCCACCGCAGTCCAGATGATCACCCAGGAGAACAACCTCTTTGGGGTTTAAGTGTTTGGCATCATCTAGGAATGCTCGCAGTGCTTGGGGGTCTGCGAAGCACCCGTGGGTATCTGGGACCACAAGCCGAACGTAGTCTGCTTTACTCGAACGAGCTTTGCGGGACTTTGGCAGGCGGTACTTGGACTTTCTTAGCTGTTTGATTTGCTTCTCGTACTGATCGAGAAGTTTATCTTTAGCTTTGAGTCTGTCCTTGAGGAGTTTTAATTCCTCACTTTTCACCTGATCCTTATCAATCTGGCGTTTAAGATTTGCCATTGATTCTGCTCACGTTGCTTCGGAGAGTTTTGGCAGCAAGTCTTTTTCGGTTCCATTTCTTACGAAAGAATCTTGCAATTCCCTCCCACCCGTGAGCCTCGACAAACCCTGGATCATCTTTGGCAAGTTTGGCGAACTCTTTTAGGTCACGCATTTGAGCGGTGGTGAGTTGGTCGGTAAGGGTTTTATTCCCGGCCTTCTCCACCTTCCTGGCTATTTCGTCCTTTAACATCAATCTCCCTCCGTGATACGATTGTTGAAACAGGTATTTCTATTTGGGGGCCGACTTCATCCCCCCCATCGGTCATGGTGAGGTAAATAGTGTGCTGTGGGGTTCCTATTCTTTTCTCTGAAATCAAGTACCCAACTGTCCTGCAGGTGTACGGCTCCTTTGAGGAAAGAGAGTGGGCTTCTTCGAGCGAAGTCCACTGGTCCCCGACTACCGATGCGTCAATCCATTCGACGTAAAGCAGTTTCATTTATTTGACAGTCCTAGTTCCACCATGACGTCATGTATTGGCAGGTCACAATAATTAGACGCCTTGAGAACCCTCCTTTGATCCTCGATGTCCAATTCCTCGAAAAGCGTGAAGTCAGGTTCCTTTGGTTTCCTCTTTACGAGGTCGGTGTGCCATGCTCTCTGAAGTTTCCCAGAAATATCCAAGGTAATCCATCCGGTTTTCCCAACCCGAACTACCTCCCCAAAGTTGCTTTTCTTCATTGACCAGAGCTTTTGGCCTATTTTTATCTTCTCTAATTTCATGGATTGCTAATCATAAGGGTGTGTTATCTACTGTGAGTCGCATCTGTTTTCTCCTTGAAGGGGGGGTGAGTTTTCCTCCACTTACCCCCCCTTTTTTCTTTTTCAATCCCCAGATATAATGGTGTTTAGCTACCTAATGGTAGGTGAGGGTTTAGTTTTAATTTTAAAAAAATTATTCTAAAACTACCTCCCCTATATCTAAACTTTTGTATCTATTGAATCTTTCAAGATACAGAATGGCCTCTTTAGCGCACTTCTCGCATAGCTCTAGAGGGAGATGTTTGTAATCTGTAGAACGCTTCTGCGCGTCGTTTATGAACCAATACTCGGTTACGTTACCCACCTTCTTACAGGCACTACAGTAACTAATCTTGATGGTTCCCATAGAACTTTTAGAACGGAATATCCTGTTTTCCGTCAAGTTCAATAAAGGTCTGACGTATAGAATCCACTATCTCGCTACTCATCTTAGTAGCAGGTTTGCTCTCTAACGCTGCCTCTTCCTCAGGGGTGTCTGTAGTGGGGGAAGGGGTAGAAGTCGCGTTAGGAGGCGAATTAGGGCGGTCCTTCTCAGCCATTTCCTTGTCGTATGCTTCATTTGCTCGTATTTTGAGTTCCTCGACTAAATCATCGAGTCTGATTTTTGCATCTTGATCGAACTCTACTCGGAGCTTATTAGTTGGAATCAGCGACCGCTCATCCAGAATCTTCTCCTTCTCTTCTCCGAGGGCAGTCATAATCCACTCGATATGTGGATAGAGGGCAGGCCATTTCTTTATTTCTTCCCTCTGCTCCTCGGTCATTTCCAGGGATTCGAGTGTTTCATCCCGTGGCCGAGGTTGAAGTCGTCTGCAAATGGCAGCGATCCTTGAAGGGTGATCCTGCGGCATCAGCCCCTCACAGTCCGTCATCAGAAGTTCACTGGCCTTGATAGCCCAACCTTCATCGTAGGGCTTCAGTACAGCAAACCATTTACGGTAGATGTCTTTCCTCTCTTCCTCAGTTCGCTTGTTAAAAAATCCCTTCATCCCTGGAAAGCACGCGAAGTGATCCTTCTCTAACCACATCTTGAATTGAGTCTTGTTCATCCTGTCGCTCCAATCTGTACTCTGCAAAAGATTTTCCGTTACTTTTGATTGTCTCGGTGGAGATTTTCCACCCGTCTCGTCTAAGGTCAGCAACACGAGCAGCCAAGCGGGTAATCCCGTAGGCGTAAATTGCCTCCATTGATGTAATCGTCCCCTTCCTTAGATGGGACAAAACTAACTCCTTTTGTTTCATCTCAGTCCTCCTTAGAGCTAATTTGTGGTCTTCCGTCAGTCAACCACGGTGAGAGGCCAAGTTTTAGGAATGCTTCGTCGATAAGGCTCATCTCTAGGCTCCCAGAATCCGCCAATGCTCGTAATGTCGTCAAGAGTTCTACGAGTTCTTTTCTCGGAAGATGTAGGTATTTATCTGTATCTTCCGGCCATTCCTGCGGCTTCACCGTGTCCGCATCATCTGCGGGCTGCTCAAGTGCGTCAGTCAGCGAGCGGTAAGTCTTGCTGAACTTGACCATATTCCCGTCCAAGTATTGACGGGTAGTGCGGATCACTTTCTCTAGCATTTCGCATCTCTTGCAATCGCTCATTTCAGTTCTCCATAAGAGTAAGTCTGCGAACCTCACCAAAACCCTGATCCTCAATAATGGATTCAGCTTCTTCCTTGGTGAGAGTGATCGCTTGATCGAATCTTCCACGGGGCCATTCACAGAATGCTCCGCAGTTCTTCTTGATTACAAAGCGGTCGTCCCTCTCCTTACCTTCGCATTCAATCACGTACATGGTTTCTCCTTTACTCTAAATTCAGGACTAGTCCCATCCCGTCATGTAGAAGTTTATAAGAAAGTCTTGTCTGGACTTGTCATTTCATGCCGCCTCGCGTCGATTCGATTCGAGTTCCGTCGCGTCGAGTCACGCCATGCAAAAAGTTTATAAGAAAATCTTGTGTTGTCTTGCCTCGTCGAGTCTCGTCTTGTCACAACGGGTCTGGGCCAGTCATGTCGAGCCATGCCCTGTCTTGTCTGGTCAGGTAGAATTTTATAATAAAGTCTTGCCTTGTCTTGTCGCATCAAACCTAGTCCTTCCTTGGCAAGTCCCGCCCGGTCGCGTCGTGTCTTGTAGAAAATTTATGATGAAATCTTGTCTTGAGATGTCGCGTCATTCCGTGTCATATCCAGTCCAATCATGTCCGGGCTAGTCTGGTCTAGTAGAAAGTTTATAAGAAAATCTTGTGTTGTCTGGCCTCGTCGAGTCGGGCCATGTCCCTTCGTTCCAAGTCATGTCTTGCCTCGTCACGTCGAGTCCCGTCCTGTAAGAAAGTTTATAATGAAATCTCGTCTCGCCTTGTCCAGTCTCACCACGTCCCGCCATGCCACGCCTAGCCTTGTCGAGTAAAAGTTATAAGAACGTCTTGTCGCGCCACGTCTTGCCGTGCCTTGTCATGTCATGTCATATCCAGTCTTGTCCTGTCACTTACTCATAATAAAGTCTTGTCGTGTCTTGTCGCGCCAAGTCCGGTCATGCCAATTCCAGTCTAGTCCAGTCCCGTCGGGCCGTTTACTTACTCATAAGTGCGAGTATCTTCTTCTCATCTGGAGCAACCAACGCAGACCCATCCTTGACTAACTTCACAAGAGTCTGGGTCTTATTGAGGTTACCGCTCATCGTGGCAACCACTTGCATCGCCCGATAACGTTTCGACTCCTCACTGGTCAGGTTGCTCTCATCGAGACACATACTCTTCAGACCAAGCCTTTTAGCGTTCCGATACATACGCTTCCGTTCGCTATCAAGTGCTTCCATCGTCCGAGCGGCATCGCAGCACACTAAGGCTGCTTCACCTCCCTTCGGACGATCCCACTCCCACAAGACTCGATGCTCCCGAATGCAAATCCTGATAGCTCGGCGAATCCTATTCTTACCTTCGCTCCCAGGTCCACATTCAACAGACAGTCTAAGAGACAAGTCTCGTTCAGTGAACTTGTCCCCAGGTTTTCCACTCTTTAAAAAATCCACCGCCTTAGCGGCTACAGGGTGAAGTGTATACATTGTCGCTCCTAACTGGTGACTTCTTCAAAGGAAAGGCTGACGACCTTGAACCGGCCATTAGACCCACCGTTTTCCACTCTCATCGAACCAAACCCGATGTACTGACCTAACGCGGTCAACGCATCCTCAAATACAGATTCGCCAATTTTGTCATCGAAAATTACCGCAGTACCGGTCCCACCCCATTCCTCTAGCTTGGGGAAGATTTTATTCACTCGTTTCCCTCCACCTCGGACTCCATCAGATGGAACAAAAAGCTGTAGCGGCTCGATGCAATCCATCGTGGCTCGATCACTCACCCCGTTACTGAGCAGGATGTTGTCCCAAGCATGCACTCCGCAGCGAAATCGCTTAGTAAAGGTAGCTTTTCCTTCACCTGGAATCTTCTTATTGAGCCACTTCGCCGCAGCCTCAAGACCGTTCTTGAGCGCAAACGGTGGAATGAAAAGACCTCCATCGTCGCCAACATGAACCTTCTTGGGCCAAGTACGGTTTTCATGCTGTTCAGCAGTCTCTTTGTCTGTCTTCTTTTCCTGCACATGCTTGCCGTAAAACAGTGGTGCAACGCCTTTAATCTCAAATGTCGCGCGTATCATCGTAGTCTCCTCCGAAAAAAGGGTTAAAAAAATCTCGTCTTGTCTCGCCTCGTCCATTCACATCTCGTCACGCCCTGTCTCGCCCCGCCCCGTCCCGTAGCTTTTCCTTACGAATCATTTTTCGCAGTTCGTATTCCTCTATCCGATTCTCGATGCAGAGCGCAATCCAGTCCATCCTCTCGGGATGCTTTCGCAGCACCCAGTGATGAAACCAGGAAAGTTGATCGCTTCGTTCGCATGGCTCCCAAGCAGACGCACAGACTTCGTATTGGCGCAGGGTGTGCATGACCTTTTCGGAGGCCGGTAGCACCTGCCAGACATCTTCTGGCATGGATTGACCTTCGAGCATTAAGTCACCAAGTAGCCACTTAATCTGATCGTGTGTATCGAGGGCGAGGCTAAACTGCTCTATAAAGTCGTTGACCTCTCCGATAAGAGCATCTTTAGAATGGGACATCGTCCACAGCCTCCTCCACCGCGACTACATGCCGAGCCTTGACGGTATCCATAATCTGAATCGCGCGAGCAACGCAGTCCTCTACTTTCGACACTGAACTGCTCCGGTAGATTTCAATCGCGCCTTTGTAGATGACCTGATCCTCGATGCGAGAGTCTCGGTCTTGACCATTAGCTGCCGGTGCAGCCTGCTGTGAGGTCTGCTGAGGGGCCTGCTGCGGGAAATCGTCCTTCCTGTCTTTCTTCAGCCAAGTCGCCTTTCCGCTCTTAGAAGGCTCTAGGTGGCCGAACACAACGTCCTCCTCTTTAGGCTGGAACTGTGGCTCGGGCTTGGTTTTGAGCAGCACCTTGTCCGACGAGCCATCGATAGAACATGACCAAGTGATGTTCCCGTACTGATCGGCATCGTCGAAAGCTCTACTAATCTTGTTGATCGTAAAATTTTGCGGCATCTGTTTGTCCTCCTTAGTGGATTTCCTCGGGTAGTTCGTGGCCTAATTCGTCTGTCGGTACGGGTTCATCCAAAGACTGACGAACCATCTCAGCATCCTCATCCTCTACCTCCGCGCGCTTGTCCTTGTATTCGGAGTTGAGTTTTTCCCAGGTTACAACCGAAATTGTGAATCGTACGATCACATCCTCGCGGTCAAAACCTTCAATTAGCAGGTACTCATGAGTTCCGACTGAATACATAGCTACTAAAGATGCGTCTTTCATTCCAAAATCTACTGGCTTCATGTTATCTCTTTCTTTTGAAAGTAAGCTCGGAGGGAGAATAAGACACGACCACCCCTAGGGCATCGGCCCACCTCCCAAGTACAGCAGCGGAGAGACTCTTCGAGAATCCAGTCTCCGCCTTAGAAACGGAAGACTGAGCGATCCCCACCTCTTCCGCTAGGTCGTGGATGGTTTTTTTCGACTTCTCCCGCAACTTGCGTAGTTGAAGTCGCCCATCTTCATCGATTGGTATTCTCATCGTTTACCTCAAAAAAGCGGGGCTTCCCTGCCCCTTGGTGCTTAGGCTCCTGCCTTTTCAAGCTCAGTGTTGAGCTTTGAGACAATCTCCGCGAGCGTCTCGCGGCTTGCGTGGAAGGTGATCGTGTCCCCTCCAGAAGTGGTTAAGGTCACGTTGATAGCGGTCGAATCGTAGCGGTCGAAAATCGACGCCCTTTCTACCGAGCCAGCATCTATCTGATGTAAAATCTTCATCTCGTCATCCTCCAAAATTAAAGGTTATTAAACTCACCGGCCAGAAGTTTGGCGTCAGTAATCGCATCGCTTTTAAGCTGGTCGGCAAAATCCCCGCGCTCGTTTAGCGCGAGCGTCTGCCCCAGGTCGATAAAAAAGGCAGCGGGGACAGTTTCCAAAAACGTGGCAATCGCCCCTCCTTGATCCACGCGGAACAAAACGCTCGCTTCGTCTCCATCAACCTGGATTTTGAGCTTTGTCAGACCGCTGTCGCCTTCTATTTCTCTCTCAATCATCGTCTTCCTCCGTTAATGTCACATTCAGGGTATAAATCCTCCTGCGCTGCGCGGCCGTACTTCTCTCTATAGTCCTGCACATACGGATCAAGAGAGGGCAGCGGTCCCGTATAAGGAACGTGTTTTTCGTCTGTTTCTTCGGAATATTCGACATTTCCGTTGCAATTTGGGCACAATTCATCGTCCCAGTGAACAGTTAGACATGTGCTGCATTTCTTTTTACCGCTCATCACTCGTCCTCTTCATTAACAATTTTGCATTCAGGGGGGCATCCGGGGTCCATCATAAAGTTTTCTACAGCAGATTCCCACGCTTCTTCGGGCGTGTCACCCTCACCAGCAAGACATAACTCAAATTCATAACGTGTCATCACGCGTCCTCC